GTTAAAACATGCCTGAGCCACACGCAGTACTCTATGTCACAAATGAGCTCTCTCATATCGTTAAGGATGGATTTTTGCCAATATGGAAACTAACTGGAGATGAGAGTTTAAATGACTTATGGCTTGAAAATGGAAAGTACGCGACAGACGTATATGCGTACGGAGACGTTTCAAAGTGGACGATACGACAATTACGGGGTCATGGATTCATTTTTATAAGCACGCACAAGAACGTACAGCTAGCTGACATTATTAAGACGGTTGACGTCCGTATTCCTCGGGAGGTTGCAAGAAGTCATGATATGAAAGCTTTTGAAAATGAGATCGGCAGACGCAGGATCCGTATGCGCAAGGGATTTGGTGATGCATTGAGAAATTACGCCTTTAAGATGGCTATCGAATTTCACGGGTCGGAGGCGGAAACGTTGAACGATGCAAATCCTCGGTTACATAAAATTTATGGAATGCCGGAAATACCGCCATTATACATGGAATATGCGGAAATAGGGACTAGATTTGACGATGAGCCGACTGATGAAAAGTTAGTATCAATGCTTGATTATATCGTTTACAGTGCCGAAGAGGTGCACTATATTGGATGTGGTGACCTACGTACCCTAATGCAGTTCAAGAAACGATCACCAGGACGGTTTAGAAGGGTGTTATGGCACGTATATGACCCAATAGCACCTGAGTGTTCAGATCCAAACGTTATAGTTCATAATATTATGGTGGATTCAAAGAAAGACATTTTGAAACATATGAATTTTTTGAAACGTGTTGAGAGACTTTTCATATGGGATGTATCGTCAGATCGATCGCAGATGAATGATCATGAGTGGGAGACGACCAGGTTTGCGGAGGATAGATTGGGTGAGGAAATAGCTTATGAAATGGGTGGTGCATTTTCCAGTGCATTGATCAAGCACAGGATACCGAATTCAAAAGACGAATATCACTGCATTTCGACCTACTTATTCCCCCAACCGGGGGCCGATGCGGATATGTATGAATTAAGGAATTTCATGAGATTGAGAGGTTACTCACACGTGGATCGCCACATGCATCCAGACGCTTCCGTGACGAAAGTTGTTTCACGTGATGTGCGCAAAATGGTCGAATTGTATCACGGTCGCGATCGTGGTAGATTTCTAAAAAAGAGACTATTTGAACACCTTCATATTGTACGTAAGAATGGATTGTTACACGAAAGTGATGAGCCACGAGCGGATCTGTTTTATTTGACCAATCGGTGCAATATGGGATTGGAGCCTAGTATTTATGAGGTAATGAAGAAGTCGGTGATAGCTACTGCTTGGGTGGGCCGTGCGCCTTTATATGATTATGATGATTTCGCGTTACCCAGATCTACCGTTATGCTCAACGGATCCTACCGCGATATCAGAATTCTAGATGGCAATGGCGCAATCCTATTCCTAATGTGGAGGTACCCGGATATCGTAAAGAAAGATTTGACGTATGACCCTGCGTGGGCGATGAATTTTGCTGTTTCGCTAAAGGAGCCGATACCTGATCCTCCTGTGCCTGATATTTCTTTGTGTAGGTTCATCGGACTGCGCGTCGAATCATCCGTGCTGAGGGTCCGAAACCCAACATTACATGAGACGGCTGACGAACTGAAACGGATGGGATTGGATTTGTCTGGTCATTTATATGTCACATTAATGTCCGGCGCTTATGTCACAGATCTGTTTTGGTGGTTTAAGATGATTCTAGATTGGTCTGCGCAAAACAGGGAGCAAAAACTACGCGATCTAAAGAGGTCTGCGGCGGAAGTAATTGAGTGGAAGGAGCAGATGGCCGAGCGTCCATGGCATGTGAGAAATGATCTGATCGCTGCGCTAAGGGAATACAAACGGAAAATGGGGATGAGAGAGGGAGCCTCGATTGATTCGTGGCTAGAATTACTGCGTCACTTATAATGCGTGACTGCTAGGTGAGGGGGGCATGTACAACTTA